CTTTTGGGATGCGGCAGGTATGAGTATTCAATATGAACAGGAATTAAGATGAGCATTATAAGTAAGTTATTCAAGAAGAGCAGAATTATAGATGCTCAGACATACGCAAGCCCCGTTTATTCGCTGTATTCAAACACAGCGAGATACATAACTGGAGACGGTGTAAACTTTCAAACTAACTCGTACCGATACTGTCCGCCACTCCAGGGCGTGATACAGAAGCGAGCAAATGCTCTGACAAGGGGGGTGATACTCCCCGTTGACGACAAAGATCAGGTTATCGCGTCTTCGGCCTTTAACAAGGATATGAAGATACTCAGCCGTCCAAATCAGTTTCAAAACCTGACTCAATTTTTGGGAATGATCGAAACGATGATCTGCGTGTATGGAGTAGCGTACATATATAAGATTAAACCCGTAGGATTCAAAGAGGCAAGCGGGTTTGTGGTTATTCCGAATCCTTTCATTACACCCTCTTACAAGACTTCTGTTAATATCTTAGATAATCAGAGCGGTATTGTGGACAGTTACACGTTGAACCTATACGGGATGTCTTTTGTTCTCAAGGATGAGGATGTAAACCTAATCACAGAGGTTAGGGATTCGACTGTAAATACAATGAATGCCTACCAACCAAAATCGAGGCTGGACGCTTTAGAATACCCAATAAAGAATATTGTTGCCTCACTTGAATCCCGTAACACAATCATTGTGCGCAGGGGGGCTGACGTTATTATAAGCCCAAAGAATGGCGATACAGCGGCCATAATGTCCGTTATGACCCCCGCAGAGAAAAAGGCCCTGCAAGATGAGTATGCCCGATATGGAACGTTAGGGGAGCAGTGGCATACGATGATTGCCCGTGTTCCCATGGACGCGGTAAACATAGGTCGTTCTGTTCATCAGTTGGGATTGTTCGATGGTGAGAATGCCGATCACCGTGCTATTGCCTCAGCTTTTGGCGTTCCTGTTCCTCTTCTTTCGATGCCAGATACGGCGAAGTACTCAACATATGGCGAAGCGAAGAAAGAGTTATATGAAGACACGATCATACCTGAATCGCAAGTTATAAGCGAGATGTTAGACGGGCTTTTTAATACTTCAACGAAAGGGTATAAGTTTTATTTTGATTACTCGATGTTGGAATGTATGCAGAAGTCCGAAAAAGACAAAGCCGACGCGTTAGGTGCTATGGTAAAAGCGTTGAATGATGCTGTAAGTGCTAACCTTATGAGCCTTGATGAGGCGAAGAAGTTATTAACCGATTACACAAATTAAAATGGATAAGGAAAAATTGGCCGAGGCCATAAAGATAAAAGAATCCCTAAAGGGTAAAATGGTAAAGAAATGAATATACTCGAACTCAGCAGAGAAGACAGGTTTGAATACCTAAAGAAGAACTCTAAGGCGTTGATAGCGCTAAAGAAAGCATCCATAAAGACAGCCGATTGTGTTGTTTCGAATCCGATGCTAATAAAGAGCGAGGGGGCAGACAAAGCCGCAGGCGAAGAGGGGGCGTATGAGATAGCCGCCAATACTTGTATGTATATTGACGACCAGATGGATGCCCTTGCACCCGGTGCTGCCACGAAGTCTATCAATGAAAACCTGAAACGTGGAACGATCTATTTCCTAAAGAACCACGCACGAACAACGGACAGCATCATAGGTAGGTTAAAGGATGCATACTATAAGCAGTTTCCATTGTCTTCGTTGGGGTATGACGCAGAGGGTATGGCTGACGTGCTGATTATTGTAGGAGAGCCTGACGAGGAGCTGGATGCCAAGACCTTTGGATTGTATAAAAAGGGTTTCGTTAAACAGCACTCTATCAGTCTTCAGTATGTAAAGATTGACCTTGCCGTTGATGATCCGACGAATGCACAGGGTTATAAGACGTGGCAAGCGCACTATGACGAGATAATAAATAAAGATGTTGCCGACAGATACGGGTTTTTCTTTTACGTTTCAGAGTTTAAACTCTTTGAACTCTCTGCCGTACTTTGGGGAAGCAATGATCTTACAGGAATAATCGAGCCGGGTAAAACCACTCATGAGGATAGCCGCAAAAGCACTATCGACAAAAGCGAATTTAAAACAATTTTTAGTAATCAATTAAAACAACTATGGACAAAGACGAATTAAAAAACGTTATCAGTGAACAGTTGGATAGCTTTAAAAAGAGCCTTCCGAACTTCATTGACGAGAAGTCCCTTGATACTGCGTTTAAGAATTTCCGCAGTGAGATTGAGGGCAAATTTGGCGACGCAGTAGAGAAAGGCATCAAAGACCTTTCCGAGGCAGTGAAGAAACAGGGCGAAGTACTCAGCTCGATGAAAAACCAGAGCGCAGGAAAGAGTAAATCTTTTGAGGACTTGCTGAAAGATAAATCCAGCGAGTTTGAGGCTATGGTTAAAGCTGAGGGCGAGGGAAAGATAAGAATCAACACTTCGTTGAAGACCGTTCAATCCTCTAATGTGGGTAGTGATACTAACGCTTTCCGTGATCAGAATGTTGGTCAGATTCAAAGGGGTATGCCCTATATGCGGGATTTGTTTCCTAAAGTCTTCTTATCGGG